CTTTGTAGTTACATTGATACTACAGTTGGGGCTATTGGCGGTTCTATTCTTACCTTTCCTCATATTTTTGATACTTCTAAATCTACAGGGAAAATCAAAGACATTGATTCAGAACCTAATATTCAATGGGGTAACATATATGTTACTAAAGAAGTAGAGCATTTACATTGTTCATTCCTTTATAGGGCTGGCATCCATGACTACAATCTAGGGCTTTCCAGAGTAGCCCATAGGGAAGAAACCTTATTTACCAATGGTATATACCAAAAAGGGTACAAAGTTCTTGCTATACCTAATGCTATTACTTGGCATCTAAAGAACCCAGAAGGGGGAATCAGAAGTGAAACTAAACAAGAAATGTATTCCCATGATGAAGCTATTTTTAGAAATATTGTTGGACTTTCTAATAGCACCATTGTTGTTCTTAACTCTGGCTTTGGTGACCATATTGTTTTCAGCCATGTACTTCCTGAAATTTCTAATCCTGTCATTTTTACTTGTTATCCTGAAATTATCCAAGGTAGGTCAATAGCCGAAGCAACTGCCCTTTTTGGCGATATAGACCAATGGAACATCTATAAGAAGATGGCTGGATGGAATTGGAAAGGCAGTCTAGAAGATGCTTATAGAAAGCTGTATTTATGATAATTATTGCCCCTTTTGCTAAACCTTTAATAAATGGGAATCGCAACCCTAAAAATTACCCTTATTGGGATAAATTAATTGAATTAACTAATGAAAAGATTGTTCAAGTAGGTGTAGAAGGTGAAGAACAGCTTGTATATGATTTTAGAAAGAACTTATCCCTAGCAGATTTGCGAAAACTAATCTCAGAATGTCGAATTTGGATTGGGTGTGATAGCTTTTTTCAGCATCTTGCATGGGATTGTAAAAAACAAGGGATTGTTCTTTGGTCTGTATCTGATCCATTGATATATGGGCATCCAGAAAATATTAACTTATTAAAAAGCAGAAATTATCTTGCTGATAATCAGTTTCTATGGTGGGATTTCACCAAATATAATCCTGATGCATTTGTAAAGCCAGAAGAAGTGTTAAAATATCTTTAAATTCCAGATAATATAAGATTTATTAATAATTTAACCTATTATCTGGGGTAGCTATGAGTTTAGATGCAATAACAAAAGATGATCTAGTTGTTTTGCTTAGAGAAGTTATTGCTGAAGCTGTCGAATCCCATCCTTTATCAGATGATGAAGTTAAATGGGTAAGATTGGCAATTCAAGCAGAAGCAAGAAAAGCGGCATTTAGACAAGCTGTTATTGATAAAACTTTTATTGGCTTGCTTAGTTCTGGTGCTATTGGTCTATGTTACTTTATTATAGATTCTGTTAAAACTCATTGGAAATGAAACCCAAACATAGATCAAAAACCCTTTGGTTTTCTTTTGCCCTAGTAGTATTTGGTGCATTAATGGATAACTTTTCATATATTCAAAACTTTATTGACCCTAAATATTATGGCTATGGCTATATCCTCATAGGGATTATTGTGGCAATATTGAGGTTCTTGACCAACAAACCCTTGGATAACCAATGATCGATTATGTCAAAATATCATTTCTTGGTGGTTTATGCTTTATCCTTTTTGGCTCTGGCTATTGGATGGGTTATTCACGATATATTGAATATAAAAAGTCGGTTGAAATTCAAGCCAAGACCCAAGAAGCAAAAGTAGAATCAATCCAAAAACAGCATGAATTAGTGAAAAAAGGAATACAAGATGAATATGATGCGAAACTTAGTTTATTGCGTACCTATTATTCTAATGGGGTGCGCCAGCCCAGTTCCAGTACCATGCCCAACCTTTCCAACACCGCCAGCATCGCTAATGCAGTCTCCACCTACAATGTTCTTGCTGGACAATGCTCAGAAACAACTTTAATGCTAGTTGAATTACAGAAGTGGGTTAATGAAACTTATGCTATCAAATGACATCTGAGCAATTAGCAAAACTAGGTATAAACCCTGATTGGTTGCCTTGGCTTCAAAAGACTTGTGATAGATATTCCATTAACAATGTAAATCGGCAGTCTGCATTTCTTGGTCAATGTATGCATGAATCTAATTCATTCAAAGTGCTACAAGAGAATTTGCATTATTCATCGAATGGCTTAAAGTCAATCTGGGGATCAAGATTCCCTACAAATGAAATAGCTGATAAATATGCCAATCACCCAGATATGATTGCCAATAAGGTCTATGCCAATCGCATGGGTAATGGCGATGAAGAATCAGGTGATGGCTGGAAATACAGGGGCAGGGGGATCATTCAATGTACCGGCAAAGATTTGTATAAAACCCTATCTAATGCCCTTAATATCGATTTAATCAGCGATCCAGATATGCTATTGGAAATGCCTTATGCATCTATGTCTGCTGGTTGGTTTTGGAACAAAAAAGGTTTGAATGACCTAGCAGATCAAAACAATTATGAAGCTACCAAAGAAATGACAAAGCGAATCAATGGTGGATTCAATGGTTTAGATGATCGAATCCTAAAAATTGAACAAGCTAAAAAAGTATTGACAGCCTGATAGGTTTATTCTGGGCTGTCGCAGAATCGTGAAGTTTAGTCCTATCTACTAATAGACTTTAAAAAGGGACATCCGAATCCATATCAGCCAAACTGCTTGATGTGGCTGGTGCATTTTCTTTTGGCTTTGGTTCTGCTAATGAAATCCAGCCATCCCAAGTAACTGGGATTGCTTCTAACTTGATGGCTAGACCACCTTGTTTGGTATCTACACAAACACCAATCTTTTGCCAGCGGTTCTTTTCATTGCCACTTTTATCGGTATAAGTGCCATTTTTGACGATACAGTCATATTTAATACCCATTACATTCTCGCTTTCAATTGTGTATAAACTTGTTTAACTTCTTCTAGGAACTGCTTTACTTCATCTTCTATTTGCTGGATATATGCTTCATCCCTATCCAATCGCACTACAAACAACTGCAACTCAGAAGGTAGTCTAGGGTCAAATGATATAAAATCGCACCATTTTGCCCCTGTACAAGCCATTTGGGTTTGCATTTGTGGGATATATTTTGATGGTGACACTTCAGCCAATAAATAATCTATATGAGTAGAGGTATTGGGACATTTAATCTCAATTAATCCATCTTCAATTGTTCCATCTGGGCTACAACCAAACCATTCAATAGTTGGATGTTCAACAAAAGCAACCTGATTTACAAATACCCCTTTAAAGGCTTCATAAGCCATCCTAGCGAGTGGTTCGGTTTCTGTACCCCAAGCCATAGCTGAATTGCTAAAACTGCTTGTAGGTATGTTTGTGAGCCTTTCAACTACCAAATCCATCTTGTAGTTCTTACGACCAGCAGATTCCCCAGACTTAATCTTAGACATAACATCAGCAACCCTACTTGCAGTTACTTTGCCTAACCTAAGTTTTCGCCATTCTTCAGTTCCCTGAGAAATTGCTAAATCTACCATTCCTGCAAATGGGATAGGTTCAGCATTAAGCCTATCTTCTGTCGTGAATGTGGTCATATTGTTTTATAGTTTCCTGTAGTTGTTTTGCATAAATAGATGCTGATTCTGCCGCTTTCCCTGCTGAAACCCAATCACTTTTTAAGCAAAACAAATGACAATTTTTGATGGCTAATTGGGTATCTAAATACAATTCTGAATAATCTTTAGTTCTCATAATTTCCTTATTCGGTTTCATCGTCTGGCATCTGGTCTGTAGGTCGCATTTGAATTAATTGAACATCATCCAATTCAGACTTTTCCCATTTAGTCATAAATTCTTTGGAAAGAGTATTGATTGCCGCCATCCATCCCATTTCAAAAAATTCTTCTGGGGCAAATACAGCTTTAGGTATCTTATCAAATTCTTCTTTAGCAAATGGATTCATACCTTTTGTTTTCTCCAAAGCTGTTTAATCTTTGGGTCTATAAATATAGCATCAGAATCATCAATTGTCCTATTAAATAATGCTTTAAAATCAGCCCATTTCTTTTTGTACATCTCTTGTTCACTTGCTGGAACATAACCATAAATTTTTTTCCAGCGAATAGTGATGTCTGTACTTGCTGGTGTATAAATATAATCTTTATTTTCCATTTTTACTCCTATAGTGTTGATTGGATTGCCTTATTAAACATACTGAACATTTCCATACTTTTGTTTTGTTTCTTAATACTAATTTAAAACCTTTTGCATCTCTTACTACTTGACAGCTAACACAAAACTTTTGTTCCATCCCAACCTTCTTTTAAATATTTATATTCTGATGCATCTACTACTGCTGTTAATTTTTTGCATACATCACAAGTATCTAGCCAAACTCTGTAATCATGGTATCTGGGTTTTTCTTGCCCCCATTTAGTCCCACAATCAAAACAAACATTATCAGGTTGTTCTTGGGCTAATCGCATTGAGTTCTGCCTTTTTCTTTTCATAGGTTGGCTGAATTTGCTCTTTTTGTTTCTTAGTTTTAGCCCCCAAAAACAGTTTTAAGTTCATCTGCTGTCTTACAGTTTTCCAATTGGGCAATAATCTTGTCAGTTGGTGATTCTTCTGGTTCATCCCAGAACTCATCTCCTGCATACAAGGATAATCCAATTCCAGTACAGATGGCAATACACTTTACCAAGCATCTTTTCATTGCTGAATTTACTTGCATTGCATTTGGATTAGTGATTGCTTTATTTCCATCACCTAATACTGGTAGATATTCAGTCATTGTTTTGCCAAAAGCAGTAACAGAACAACTAACCATCAAAGTGCCATTAAAAGGAATTACATCACCATAAGACCAATTTGCCATTGGATCTTGTTGTAATAAAGTATCAACTGCCCAAGTCCAAGGAAGGTATGTAAACCGCCCTTTCTTTTTTGTTTCAGCAGATACATCTATAGTTCTAAGCTCTTTATATTTATTCACAATATATCCTGTATTTTGATGCCTTTATTTTCAA